CGGCACAGGCGTGTGATAATCTAAGCGGGAAACGCACAACCCCTGCCGCTGTGTTGACAGCTGCATCCCTACGTGGAGATAACAGCGGTGGGGCATATGCCGAGTGCTTGAGCAGAAGCGGAAGCGGCGGACATGGACAACGCCGTGGACGTGTGGCGGCTCATTACCGCCTCTCGGCTCCAAACGCAGATGGAAAGCAAAAGAGGCACTGCGCGATTAAATTAAATGCCAATGGGCGGCTGGACAACCTACTGTCCGCCATATGCCGCTCCTCGCCGCATGAGGCGGGCGGTGGCCCCAACGAGAGGAAACGCATGGCGGGATATTCCCCCGCCGCCTCTCAAACAAAAGATCAGGGCTAGGCCGACGGGCCGAAAAGGGAGGTGCCACCTTACTCCCCTGCCCTGAGTCAACATAAAGGCGGGAAGCAAAATAGAAAGGGTGGTATCTACATGAACGAACTAATCAAAGTTGACTTTAGTGGCGAAAAGCCAGCAGTATCAGCGCGGGAACTCCACGAGTTTCTAGAGGTAGAAACACCGTACCACAAGTGGTTTCCCCGTATGTGCGAATATGGATTCGCTGAAAACGAGGATTACGCAGTCACGGACATTTTTGTCCATAACCCCGCTGGCGGCCCTCAGAGCATGAAAGATGCCGCCGTCTCTATCGATATGGCCAAGGAGATCTGCATGCTCCAGCGGAACGAGAAGGGGAAGATTGCCCGGAAGTATTTCCTCCAATTGGAGAAGGATTGGAATAGCCCCGAAAAGGTAATGGCCCGTGCGCTCCAGATAGCAGATCGAAAGATTAAGATGCTGGAGGCGGAGAAGGAGGCTAACCGGCCGAAGGTGCTGTTTGCGGATTCTGTGGCTGCATCCAATACATCCATACTGGTCGGAGAGCTGGCAAAGCTCCTCAAGCAGAATGGGGTGGACACTGGGCAGAACCGCCTCTTTGACTGGATGCGGAACAACGGATATCTGATCCGCAGAGAGGGCACGGATTACAACATGCCCACACAGCGCTCGATGGAATTGGGCCTGTTTGAAATCAAGGAAACCAGCATTACGCATGCAGATGGGCACGTTACAGTAAACAAGACTCCGAAGGTGACGGGGAAAGGACAGCAGTTTTTTATCAACATGTTTCTAGGTTAACAACCCACACGGGTGTATCGCTTAACAGGCTGTGACGGCTGGCCGTATCCGAGCCAGCGCTCGACAGTAGGCGGCGATGGTGTACTTTCTTTACGGGCCAATATATTAACCCCGTAGGGGGTATATATATGGCCCTAAAAGAAAGTGGGCGTTTTATGGGAAATCGTGAAAGGTGGGCGAAAGATAGCGATGGCGGAATACATACATGGCGTCAGTCAGAAGCGGCCAAAGAACAATGCAGAAGCAATGTGTTTTGACGAGTTAAGTCAAAAGGGCTGGGCCGTGACAAAGAGAGGATGGCCGGACTTCTTTTGCATCAACGAAAAAGTAGAAATTTGCCTAGTTGAAGTGAAGCCGAGACACGCTCACCCACTGAAACAAAACCAGGAAACAGTGATGAAACAGTTATCTAAATATGGGGTTAAATGCTTTAAATGGACTCCGGACGGGGGATTTGAAGTAGTCAAGTACGAAGAATAGGGGAAATTTGTAGACTCTACTTAGGCGAGAGGTGGTGAGTGTGGCATTAACGCCAAAGCAAGAAAGATTTGTACAGGAGTACCTTGTGGATTTGAATGCCGCACAGGCTGCTCTTCGGGCAGGGTATAAAAACCCTGAAATTGGGCGGCAGCTAATTACGAAAAATAACGTTTCTTCCGCAATCCAGGAAGCAAAGAGAGCCAGAAGTGAACGGACAGAGATTACACAGGACTATGTGCTTGCCAAGCTGAAGGAAATCACAGATAAACCGGCCTCGGACGCGAACGACAGCGACCTGAAGTATTCCAGCAAGATAAAAGCGCTTGAATTGCTGGGAAAGCATGTGGGAGCGTTTGATGGAAAGGCGAACGGCGATGGAGATACGGAGGTCAAGGTGGTCATAGATGTCTGAGATTCGTTTATCCTCCGTCCTTGGACCTGCATTCCACCTACTGGCTCGTGACGTATTCCAACACGGACACACTCATTACGACTTGTCCGGCGGCCGTGGCTCCCTAAAATCATCCTGCGTGTCTCTACTGGTGCCGCTTATCCTGCTGACCAATTCAAACACCCACGCCTTGGTACTTCGCAAAGTGGCGAACACTATCCGGGACAGCGTGTATGCACAATATCTATGGGCAATCGGAGAATTGGGTATGGCGGCGTACTGGGACGCTAAGGTTCAGCCTATGGAGCTGATTTATAAGCCGACTGGGCAGAAAATCATGTTCCGGGGCGCTGATGACCCCATGAAAATAAAGTCCATCAAGGTTCCGTTCGGATATATCGCTGTAACACACTTTGAAGAAAAAGACCAGTTTTCCGGTCGGGCGGAGATTCGAACCATTTTACAATCTACCATGCGCGGCGGGTCGAAGTTCTGGAACTTTGAGAGCTACAATCCACCCATCAGCCGGGACAACTGGGCTAACAAGGACAGCCTGGAGGAACGGGCAGACCGGCTGTGCCACAAGAGTACATATCTGGAGGCTCCGCCCGAATGGCTGGGGGCGCAGTTTCTGACAGAGGCAGAGCACCTGAAATCCACGGATGAGCGGGCATACCGCCATGAATACTTGGGCGAAGCTGTCGGCACTGGCGGGAATGTATTTGAAAATCTGGAGCTGCGGGAAATCACAGATGAAGAGACGTCTCGTTTTGACCGCATCTATCAGGGTGTGGATTGGGGCTGGTTCCCTGACCCATTTGCCTTTATCCGCCTCCACTATGATCGAGCCAGGGAGACAATATACCTAATGGACGAGATATACCAAAATAAGCTGACCAACGAGGCGAGCGCGAAGTTGATTCTTTCCAAGGGATACAAGGATGCTTACATTACCTGTGACAGCGCAGAGCCTAAATCATCAGCAGACTATCTGGCGATGGGCCTTCCGGCAAAAGAGGCAATTAAGGGGCCTGGAAGCGTGGAATATGGTATGAAGTGGCTCCAGAGGCGGAAGATTGTCATTGACCGCAGAAGGACTCCAAACGCTTATAACGAGTTTGTGAATTATGAGTATGAGCGAAATAAGGATGGGGAGATCATCAGCGGGTATCCTGACGAGAATAACCACCTTATTGACGCTACAAGGTATGCACTTGAGCGTGTATTCAGAAGAATGGGGGTAACTGCTTGAACATAAACGATAAGCTGAAAGAGCTGGGCTTTGCCACCATCAGCGAAGACTTTTATCGCAAAGTGCAGGAATGGAAAAGCTGGTATATTGGAGATGTGAAGGGCTTCCACCGGTACAAGGTTCGAAACGGAACGAGCATGGTTAAATGCAAGCGCTTCACGCTTAACATGGGCAAGAAGATCCCGGAAGATTGGGCAAACCTCCTGATGAACGAGAAGGTGGAGATCACCCTGGAGGGGCAACGGGAACAGGAATTTATTGACCGCGTGTTCGCAGAAAACAATTTTCTGGTCAAGTCAAACGAGATGCAGGAGAAGGCGTTTGCACTTGGGACGGTGGCGTTTATCCCCCGTGTAGTGGGAATGAAGGCCACGGAAGAAGGCCCTGTTCCTGGTAGCGCTGACGGAATTGTGATGGATTATGTGACAGTAGAGCATATCTGGCCGCTGGCGTGGCAGAACGGGATTATTACGGAGTGCGCCTTTGACAGCATCTTGACCGTCAACGGAGAGCAATACTGCTACCTGCAAATCCATCACAAGGCCAACGGACAGTACGACATTGAGAACCGCATCTATCATTACCGCAACGATAATGTGTATGCCGAACTGGCCTTATCCGGTGTCAAGGGGTTTGAGATGGTCCCTCCTGTGGTACATACCGGCTCAGATCAGAGGCAGTTTGTTATTGACCGGCCTAATATCGCCAACAATTTTGACGATTCCCCGCTTGGAATTTCTGTTTATGCAAATGCCATCGATGTCCTTAAGGGCGTAGATGTGGCCTATGACAGCTATGTAAATGAGTTTGTACTGGGGAAAAAGCGCATCATGGTCAAGCCGTCTGCAACCAAAGACCTCGACGGAGAGCCATTTTTTGACCCGGACGACTTGGCTTACTATGTACTCCCGGAGGATGTAAGTGACGGTGCGGTCATCACGCCCATCGACATGACACTCCGTACCCAGGAGCACAACACGGGTATCCAAGACCAACTGAATCTACTGTCCAGCAAGTGTGGCTTTGGAGAAAACCATTACCGCTTCGACCAGGGGAGCATTACCACAGCCACCCAGGTCATTAGTGAAAACAGCACCATGTTCCGTACCATCAAGAAGCATGAAATCATTTTGGAACAGGCCATTACAGAGCTGTGTCATATCATTCTTCGGCTCGGTAATGCATCCATGAACGCCGGGTTGGACGAAGAAACTAAAGTGACTATTGATTTTGATGATTCCATCATTGAGGACAAGACCACGGAACGAAATAATGACCGGCAGGACCTTGCGGCAGGCATTATGAACGACTGGGAGTACCGCATGAAGTGGTACAACGAGGACGAGGCCACGGCAAAGAAGATGCTGCCGAAGATGGAGAATATGACGGACGAGGAGGAAGAAGAGATTGAATGAGGTATCCATTCACCCCAGAGCTTCTCGATGCCCTCCCAGAAGAGCTGGCCGAACTGTACCGCAGTCTGGAAGCGACGCTTCTTGAAGAGATATGTTCCAGCCTGAAAATTTCTGGTGAACTGAACGAGGTAACGGTGCAGGACATCCGGGTACTCCGCTCACACGGCATCGACCTGAAGGACATAGAAAAGGCCATCCAGCGCACCGCCAACATCAGCCAACGGGGCTTGAAAAAGCTTCTGGACGACGTTGTGGAGCGCAATCAGCAGTATTACCGGGATGTCATGGACCTTGCAGGTGTGACGGCCCCGGAGACGCTGGTGAGCATTGAGGACATCTGGGCTATCTACGAGCAGACCCGGCAGACCTTCCGCAATCTGACCCGCTCTATGGGCTTCCTGGTTGACAACGGGCGGACGATGCTGGCTCCGGCGAGAGCCTACCAATGGGCGCTGGACAATGCCGAGATGCAGATCACAAGCGGGGCCATTTCTTACAATCAGGCCATCAAAAGCTCCGTCAAACAGCTTGCGGACAGCGGTATCAAGGTTGTGGATTACGAGAGCGGCCACCGTGACCATATCGACGTGGCAGCCCGCCGGGCGGTGATGACGGGGGTGTCTCAGCTTTGTGCCAAGTACACGGAGCAGAGTGCAGAGTATTTGGAAACTCCTTATTTTGAAGTGTCCGCCCACATCGGGGCACGAGATAAGGGTGTCGGCTGGCAAAACCACAAGGCATGGCAGGGCCGGTTGTACTCCGTAAGGACCGGAGACAAGTATCCGAGCATTTATGAGGTGTGCGGGCTTGGCTATGTGGACGGCTTGGAGGGTGCAAACTGCCGACATATCAGGACTGCCTTTGTGGATGGTGTGATGGAGCGAACATATACCGACGAAGAACTTGCTCACATAGACGATGGGCACGACGTGGATTTTGAGGGAAAGCACTACACAGCTTATGAGGCCACACAGAAACAGCGGCAGGTCGAGCGAACTATCCGCAAGCTGAAGCGAGAACAGACCGCATACAAGGCCGCAGGACTGACGGAGAACTACCAGGCGGTGACTACCCGTATCTGGAGACTGAATCAGGAATACAAGGCGTTCAGCGAGGCGGCGGGGCTACCGTTACAAAGAGAAAGAATGCAGGTTCAATATCCGGAAGAGCTAACCAGCATAAAACAATTTTCCGGTCTGGAATCATATCAAGGGAACATAAAAATTGTCGGTAAATTCTCTTCCAGACAATATCAGGTGCAGCTTGACCCGCCGCAGATTAGCGGCGTGACAGACCACTTTGCAAATAACCTTACGATGAAACCGGATAGATCTGCATTGACGATTGAAGCGTCGCAGAGTATCATAAATAACAGCAGGTTAGTTTTGTATCAGACTGACCGGAATACATTGAAATTCTTGGCAGATAGCGGTTATGTAGTTTTAAGCGTTGACGGGAAGATTGTAACAGCGGTCCCGGAAAAGCTGAGAAAGAAGTATCGGGACTATTTGGAGGGGAAATGATATGGCGAAAAATCACAATGATAAATGCGTTTGCCCTCTTTTTGGGCGAGAAATCCTATATGGAGAGTGCTATGAGGTCCAAGAAGTTCGGGAGGACGAGATGGACATGGAGCTTGCAATAGAGCCGTTTGACGTAGATAAAGCAAATGAAGTCTGCGAGAAGTGCAAGTGGTATGTTATGGAGGACAGCGCGTGATAAAAGAAATTAACGGGAAAACATGGTATTGCTGCCCGTACTGCGGGAAAGCTCTTTTCCCGGTTCGACCGGATACCAAAGTAGAGCACATGCCGTTTCGATGCAAGGCATGTAAGCACGACATGGAAGTAAATATCGCATAGAGCCAAGAGCCTGTGAGCCAAGAGCCATTGAACCGGTTACGAACTGTAACGGTTTGATGGCTCTTTCTATTTTGCCGAGAGGCGTAAAACCGCAGGGCGACGGCCCTGACAATAAACGGAGGTATTTATGAGCGAACCTATCAATAACCCTACCCCGGCCCCTGCGCCGGAGCCCGCTCCTGAGAAAACCTTCACTCAGGCGGAAGTGGATTCCATGATTGGCAAGCGGCTTGCAAAAGCCATGAAGGGAATGCCCAGCGAAGAAGAGCTGACCGCCTACCGCACCTGGAAGGACGGGCAGGCCGGAGAGAAAGAACGCTGGGACAAGCTGACTGGCGAGAGGGATACTCTCTCCGGAAAGCTGACAACCGCAGAAGCGGAGAGAGACCAGTTGAAGCGTGAGTTGTATGTCCTGAAAAAGGGCTTGACCGGCGAGGAGGCGGAGTTCATCGCCTTCAAGGCAGGGAAGATGGTGGACGACAAGACCACCTTTGAGCAGGCCGTGGACGCGCTCACCGCCGACCGCAAGAAGACTTCCTTTGACTGGACTGCTCCAGTGGGCGGAGGGAAGCAAAAAACAGGAGAAAACGATGTAATGAACGCCCTGATCCGGGGCGCACTGAAATGAAAGGAGAACATAAATGGCTGTTGACATTATCGATAGAAGCAAACTTTCTGGGCTTATCCCTGAGCCCGTAACCCGTGAAATTATCCAGGGGGCCGTAACGGAGTCCGCCGTGCTGCGGATGGCCCGGCGGCTGCCCAACATGACCAGCAAGACCCAGACCCTTAATGTGCTGGACGCCCTGCCCACCGCCTACTTTGTGAACGGCGAGGCGACCACCGGCGCGTCCGACTCCAAGGCGTCTCTGAAAAAGACCACCAATATGGCGTGGGACAAGAAGAAAATCTACGCCGAGGAAATTGCGGTTATTGTCCCCATCCCCGAGGCCGTTCTGGACGACAGCGACTACGACATCTGGGGCGAGGTGCGGCCCCGTCTTCAGGAGGCATTCGGAAAGGTCATCGACGCCGCTATTCTGTACGGCACGGACAAGCCGACTTCTTGGCGTGATGGCCTTGTCCCTTCTGCCACTACCGCAAGCGCTGTTGTGACCGCTACCAGCGACATTTTCAAGGACATCATGGGCGAGGGCGGCGTGATTGCCAAAGTGGAGGAGAGCGGCTATATCCCCAACGGCGTAATGGCGGCTATCCAGATGCGCGCCAAGCTGCGCGGCCTTGTGGACAAGAACGGCCAGCCCATTTTCAAGACCGATATGCAGGGAGATACCCGCTACGCGCTGGACGGCATGAGCATGTACTTCCCCGTGAACGGCGCTTACGACCCGGAGGAATCTTTGGCTATCGTGGGTGACTGGAGCCAGTTGGTCTATGCCATCCGACAGGACATGACCTTTAAGATTTTCGATAGCGGCGTGGTGCAAGATCCCACCACTGGCAATATCCTTTATAACCTGATGCAGAACGACATGGTGGCCCTCCGCGCCGTCATGCGGCTGGGCTGGGAGATTCCCAACCCCATCAACGCCTTCAACGTCGGCAATGAGAACGCCTTCCCTTTTGCTGTTTACGCACCGGAGGGGGGTTAATAGGGTCTGACACTTTAACGCTATTCCCCAGCGGTCAGGCCCTATTGGGGAAACAGGTTTCCGAGCTTGTGGGTGATGACCTGAAGGTTTATGCGAGTGGCGCTGTAACGGGCACATTTCATTATGTGACCAACTACACCGAGTTCAGCGACGCCCCGGACGAGCAGAGCGGGTATTATTTCCCATTTCACCTGACAAAGACCGGGACAAAGATGACCTTCAAGAAAAATGGCTCTCCTACAAAGGAAGACATCCTGTTTGACGCGGACATTGTCTTCCGGGTGACCAAGGATGATACCTTCGAGGTGCTTGTTGATGATTCCAGCGTAGTGAAATTTAGTTTCACTGGGGCGACGTTTGAGCCGCAGGCTAAGACGAAAGCCCGTGCGAAGAAGTAAGGGGGCGGCCTGATGGCTTACGCAGATTATGAGTATTACACTGCTGCGTATCTAGGCACGGCTATCCAAAGGGCTGACTTCCCTCGTCTGTCCCTGCGTGCAAGTTCCTTTCTGGACTACTACACGCAGGGCCGGGCGGCTCAAAACAAAGAGCTGGACGCAGTAAAGATGGCTTGCTGCGCCGTGGCAGAACAGTACCAGAGCATCGACCTTGCCCAGCAAGCGGCCCTGAATGCCCTTAAAAACTCCGCAAATGCTGGAGAGACTGGAGAGTTGAAAAGCCAGAGTGTGGGTAGCTGGTCCAAGACCTACCGAAGCGGCGGTGAAAGTGCCCAGCAGGCCGCGACAGCGGCGCAGGCGGCACAAACACATCTTGCATCTGTTGCAGCGCAGTATTTAGCCGGTACGGGCCTTCTATACCGTGGAAGGGGGTGCGGCTATGGACATGTTCCCCCATGTTGTGACGGTCTATAACACCTGCATTGAGACGGACCCTTCCACCTTTGAGGAGACCACAGTGAACCACATCACTGTCCTACGGGGAGTCCTTCTGGATGCCTCTAAGGGTTCCAATGTAACCAAGAGCGGGCTGGAAAGCGCGGATGCAGTCAACCTGTACATTCCATTTTCGGTTGAGGCGTTGGACGGTGTGACAGGCATCCAAAGAAGGTATGTCGGGCCAGTCGAGTTCTGGAAAGCAGATGATAAAAGCGACCTATGGACGCTCTCTGTGGCCCGTGATAGTTTTTTCATCAAGGGTGATGCTATACACCCGGAATGGACGGTACAGACCATAGAGGCCGACTACGACGGTGTGTACGATATTACTAAAGTCGATGAAAAGGACTTCGGCGGTGAAATGGCTCACTGGGAAGTTGGTGGGGTTTAATGCTGAAATTCAGTTTCCGCGCCGAAGGGCTGGAAGCAATCAGGGACAAGTTGGATGAGGAGTGCACCAAGGCGGAGCACACTGTGGCGCTCCAGGTTCGGAAGGACACATCACCATATGTTCCGATGCTTACTGGGTCATTGGACAAGCGGACGCGGGTAGATGGTTCAGAAGTGATTTACCCTGGCCCATATGCACGCTACTTATATTTTGGGAAACTAATGGTAGACCCGGCTACAGGTAGCAGTTATGCATCAAAGGGCACAACAAAGGTCTTGACTAACAAAAACCTTGTATTTAATACAGCATCACATGCGCAGGCGCAATCCCACTGGTTTGAGGCCAGCAAGGCCGAAAACCTTGAAAAGTGGGTCCGTGTGGCGGACAAGGCGGTGAAACGTGAAATCTAAGAACGAAAAGCCACATATGCTGGCGTCGGCTGAGGAAGTGGACAAGATTTCCCGCTCCATGCTGGTGTGGGCAAACACCTTCCCGGAAAAGCCGGTGGGCATCATCAAGTATGAGTTCCTGACTGCTGACCAGGGAGACGAGACCGGTATGGCATTGTCTACCATCCAGGGAACCTATATCACAAAGCGGTTCATCCTGGGCGGCTATCAGGCGGAGTACCAATTCAAACTAATTTATCGTATTAAGCCTGGGCGCAGCAACGACAAGCGCTTGGAGGCTGACGAGCTACTGAACCACTTCGGTGACTGGGCAAGAAAAAATCTTCCTGATTTGGGAGACGAGATTCGGGCGCTTCGAGTTGAGCCCACCACACAATCCTCCAAATTTTCCGCTTATGAGGACGGCTATGAAGACTACCAGATTTTGATGAAACTGACATATGAAGTTGGCGTTTGAAAGGAGAAAAACAATGCCTGAGTCTGATTTGACTTTTAATACTACGCCGGGCCAGACCGTAGGCCGTGAAATGTTAATTGCTTACCTAAACACTGGAGAGAGCTCTACGCCTACGTGGTCTCCCATCGGTAAGCGTGTAGAGGACAGTTCAGCCGAATACGACTGGCAAACAGAAACCAAAGTTGATATTTTTGGAAATACCTATACCAACGGGAAGAAACCAACCATTACACAAACCTTTGACCCATGTGAGTTGGATGCAGATGACGCAGCACAGGAAAAAATCTGGAACCTTGCTATCAAAGATCAGAACGTGAACGCTTTGATGAATCAAGATATGCTTATTGTCCATCTGTATGCGGGGACGGCCGGAACAGCGGTATTTTCTGAAAGATACTCCTCATGCTCTATTTTGCCGTCCGGGCTCGGTGGTGAAGGCGGTGGCACAATTGGGATGCCAATTGATGTTACATATGGCGGCACTAGAACTGTTGGTACAGCATCGATTAGTGATGGAACTGTGAAATTCACACCGGGAACCGTGGAGGTTTAACTTATGAAGGAACTGAATTTTGACTCCGGCCTTGTTACATATTCTTTGAATGGCAAGTGCGAGGTGTCGTTCAACCCCACTGACAGCAACTTCGTTGAGCGGCTGTACTCCGCTTTTGAGGATCTGGACAAGAAGCAGGAGAGCTACAAAGCACAGATCGAGAAGATGGTGGACAAGAAGGAAATCTTCGAGTTTGCCAAAGAGCGGGACGCTGAAATGCGCGGCATTATTGACGGCGTGTTCGATGCCCCTGTGAGCGAGTCTGTCTTCGGCAGCATGAATGTCTATGCCATTGCCAACGGCCTCCCTGTCTGGTGCAACCTGATGATGGCGGTCATGGATGAGATCGATACCACTTTCACCAGAGAGCAGAAGCTTACTAACCCGCGCATCAGCAAGTACACAGCGAAATACCAGAAGTATCAGAAGAAGTAACCAAAGGAGCACGCCATGAGCTATGGACTTCCAAAAAGCGTGGATATAGACGGGCAGGAGTTTGCTATCCGCTATGATTATCGGGTTATCCTCGACATTTTCGAAGCCATGAACGACCCCGATTCCAGTGAGGAAGACCGCGCCCTTGACGTGCTCCAAATCTTCTATGTGGATTTTGACGAGCTGACCGACTATGACGCGGCCATGAAAGAGGTTTTTCGATTCATCAACGGCGGCGAGGAGCCACGGAAGCAGAAAGGCCCCCACCTTGTGGACTGGCCTATGGACTTCCCCCGCATCATTGGCCCTATCAACCGTGTGCTGGGCTATGAAGCCCGCGCTGTGGACTACGACATCGAAACCAACACGGGCGGCATCCACTGGTGGACTATCCTCGCGGCCTATGCGGAAATAGGGGACTGCCTCTTTGCCCAGATCGTCCGCATCCGCGACAAGAAGGCAAAGGGCAAGCCGCTGGACAAGTCTGACAGGGAGTTCTACCGCAAGAACCGTGACATCATCGACATCAAGCAGACTTACAGCGAGGCGGAGAATGACCTTGTAAAGATTTGGACAGGGGGATAACCTCCGGTTAACTGCACCTTGAAAACTTCATATTGAGATAGCGGAAATATTTTTGGAAAACCTCTTGACTTTCTGTGTACACGCTATATAATAAATATGTACACAGAAAGAAGGTGATAAAATGTCGCCCCGTACAGGCAGACCAAAGGCCGAAAACCCGAAAGATATACAGTTAAAAATCAGAGCCGACAAACAAACGATTGAAGACTTAGATTTTTGCTGTGAGAAGTTGGACAAAACAAGAAGTGATATTATCCGGCTTGGTATCCAAAAGGTTAGGTCTGAGGTAGAAAAATAGAGTGCTGGCGGGCCTAGCAAGCAACACCAACACTCTACATCACCAGAGGTCTCCCACTGGATAAATCCATTCTATCACAGTGGGAGCCTCTAATCAATATGAAAAGAGGTTTTCCATATGAACGAGAAAAACACTCTTCAAGAATTGATTAACCAGTTGACTAACAACGAGCATTGGGTCAAGCGTATTGCCGCCGCCTATCTGGGTGTAAGGGCCGAACAGGTGGTTATCGCGGTGAAAGGCGGTGATGCGGAATGAGGCCAGAAATGATTCAGTTGCGTGATTCGGTGGAAGAATCAGCAAACGACCTAAACCAGATTTGCAGTACAATGGAAATCCTGCTTGCCAGTATGTACGAGTCCAGCGAGGAAGCGAATCCAGTGAGGGAGGCTATGGCGCTCCTTTGGAAAAACACCATTGAAGTGCGTGACCGTTTGCTTGGGAGCTGCATAGATTCTGGATTCAGTTGGAAGGAGACGACCGCATGAACGAACTTAAAGTTTTTAATTTCCACGACATAGATGTAGTTGATAGTCGGGACGTGGCTGAAATGGTTGGAAGAAATCATAACGAGCTTTTGAAAAGTATTCGGACCTACCAGCAGTATTTAGCCGAGGGGAACTTCGCCCACGGCTCTTTCTTCATTGAAAGCAGCTACATGGATGGAAACAACCAAGAACGGCCCAGCTATTTAATCACCAAAAAGGGCTGTGACATGATTGCAAACAAAATGCAAGGCAAAAAAGGCGTACTGTTTACAGCGGCCTACGTCACGGCCTTTGAGAAGATGAACGAGCAGTTAAAATCACCCGCCCGCATTGCCCCGGAGGTATCTCCCAACGCCATTGCAAACCTGATCCGAATTACCCGTCGAGTGATGCTGGACATGGGCAGTACGCCCCAGGAGGTGGGCGCTATGACAAGAGACGTATTCGCAACCTGGAACATCCCGGTCCCGGTTTCCTTTAACCGTCAAATCACTGGGCAGATGTGCTTGCCTGGGATGGATGGAACAAAAGAACTGACGGCATAAAAAAGCCCCCGCTATCTCGATATGAGGTAGCGGGGGCTCTTATAACTAATTAATATCTTCCCTGTGAATTGTAAAGTGCTGTTTGCTGTCTCTGGCACTTCCAAGATCGATATAAGATGTTTGAAATTCCTCCCAATCGTCTGGAAGTTCCCATACAACATGCCCGACAATTTCCATACCAGGAGAAACAGCACCAACAAATACCACCGCATCATCTACGGTGCCAACAACGACCTTCGGCAACACCTTTCGCCCATCGGCGTAAGCATTAAAGCCAATGTTTGCTACATTTTGAACATTTTCCGTTGTGTTCTTTGCAGAAAAGATTACACACAATAGCCCCTTTCCTGAATCTTCCGGCTCTATTGTGCCGAGCGATGTTTCAAGAGCGGTTGTCCATTTTATATCCACAATCGACAGGTCAAATCGGTCTGCATTTAGCGTTGCATCAATGCCGACACTGTTTTCATCTATTTTCTCGGATGGTTCTGGCTGCTGTGTCTGCTGGTTGACAAGTTCGTTTTGCGCTGGCCCATTAGAACCAGAATTTGATGGTTTAGCAGTACGGCTGCCAAAGGTAATGGCAACAGCCGAAAGAACAGCGGCAATAATTACAACGGCGAATAGAACATTGTTTTTAACCCGTCTATTCCGATTTGTTTGGTTGTTTTCTGTATCAAATACGGCTGCCTGCGGCGTATTTGTTGCGTATTCGCTCTCAACTACGAGGTGTGATCCAGATATTGCTGTGTTTACAATTTTTGAAGTGTCATCCGGCGATACGAGGATTGAAATTGAACAGTCGATTTTACGCCCCTTTTGGAACGAAAGCGTATGGGGTCCATCTTGAGCGTATGCAGAAACGGTTGTGCCGTTTCTTAAAATCCCAACCACTTTGTCATCCAAAAGCACCGTGAAGTCAACAGCGCATCCCCACGGCGATTTTTCTCTTGTAATAATGATTTCTTTGTACCCTTCCAATGTAAATCTCTCCTATCAAGGTGGTGTTTAATGTGGCCGCTGACGGCTCCATCGTCATTGAAACCAATATTGACAATAAGAAAGCACAAAAAGAGCTGAATCAGCTTGCTAAGAAAATCCAATCGCTTGAAGATCAACTTACGTCCAAAAAGCAGGGGAGGTTTCCTTTAGTAGAAAACCTCAACGTTGTAAATGCGGAGTTGGAGGAGGCCAGGAAGCAGTTATCCATGCTCCAGGACGAACAGAATGCTATCAATGCCGCCATGAAACCTGGTTCGTCCGCTGATGACTATATGCGTGCCTATTCTGACAGGCCTATGGTCGATTCCAAATTGAAAAAGCAACAAGAAAAGGTTGACGCAATTGAGAAAGAGTGGAGGCAGGCTGAAAAAGCGCTTTCAGATTATGATTCCAAAATTTCTGGCTTAGAAGGAAAGTTGAACCTGGCAAAAGAGGAAGCCGGAGGGCTCCAGCAGAACATGGCAAAGTCCGGCCCTGCCGCCGCCAAAATGGCAAAATCAGTAGATAGAGCGCAAAAGAGCGCAAGCAAATTTTCCTCTCGCATGCGTGAAGTTATCAGAAGTGCGTTTGTATTCACGGTCATTACAAAAGGTCTTGCGAAGTTCCGTGAATGGATGGGGAAAGTCATCAAAACAAATGACGAGGCTAGAGCATCTATTGCACGTCTAAAAGGGGCTCTCCTGACACTCGCTCAGCCGATGATTGAGGTCATTATACCAGCATTTACAAGTTTTGTCGATATGTTGGCCCGTATAATTTCAATGGCCGCCCGGATTACTGCTGCGCTTTTTGGTACAACAGCAGAGAAAGCTGCGGACTCCGCTGAAAATCTGTATGAGGAAACAGAAGCACTTGAAAAAACGGGTGAGGCTGCGGAGGAAGCTGGGAAGTCGCTCGCCTCTTTTGATGAAATCAACCAGCTTTCAGGGAGCAGCAATAAAAGCGAAAATCAGGCACAACAGGACCAATCAATCGAGCCAGATTTCTCTATTGTAAAAACCAGTATTCAGGATGCCCTTTCGGCCATCCTTGAGCTACTTACTGGTGCTGCACTCCTTGCAATTGGTGCAATTCTTGTATTTACAGGAGCAAGTATCCCGGTCGGACTCGCCTTGATGGTAGCTGGTGCGCTTGCTATTGTGGATGCTGTTACATCGAATCCAGAAGCTATAAAGGCGTTATTACAAGGAGGGCTTGGTGAGGCCCTTTCTATTATCGGGCCTCTGGTTGCCGTGATTGGCGTTCTTTTGGTTGTTACGGGACATATTCTTATTGGCATTTCGTTAATCATTATGGGCGCAGCAATTTGGGCTACGGGGGCGGCATCTGGCGACGAAGGAGACTTTATCCAAAATATTTTAACAAGACTTTCGGAGGCGGCCGCAGTCATTGGTCCCCTGATTGCCGTTTTAGGTGTTTTTCTTGTCATCACTGGACACATCCTACTTGGTGTGGCGTTTATTATCGCTGGAGCAGCCCTTTGGGCCGTGGGTAAAGCCGCAGGCGACGAAGGCGATTTTATACAAAATATCCTAACGAGATTGCAAGAGGCCGCAGAAGTTATTGGCCCATGGATTGCCATAATTGGCATAGTGCTCTTGGTTGCAGGTCAAATTGCCCTAGGAATCGGTTTAATTGTTCTTGGTATTGCGATCTTTGCATTTAGCAAGATGGAAATGGATGGCGGCGAATCGCTAATTGATACTATCGTTTCTGCACTGTCCGCGGCAATGGTAGAGATATCGCCGTACATTGCAATAATTGGCCTCGTTTTGATTCTGGTTCCAGGTATGCAGGGGATCGGCATTGCCTTGCTAGTTGCTGGAATTGGGTTGTTTATTGCTGGTACGGCATTAGCTGCATCCAATAGCACTGAAATGAAAAGTTGGGTTGAAGTGTTGCAGCTTGATCAGGTATCTCAGTGGGTATCTACGGCGCTCCTGCTCGCTGGTATTGCATTAGTGGCAATCGGAGCAATGACGCTTAATCCGTTTTTCTTGCTGGCTGGAATAGCACTTTTGGGCGGTGGCGTTGCGCTCAAAGCATTAAACAGTAGCGGAAAAACAAGTAGCGGTTCCTTTTCAGCCAGATCCGGCTCAGGCCGAATGTCAGTACCAAGGCTTTCAATTGATGACGTTCCTGCCCTTGCAAAAGGCGCGGTCATACCGCCTAACAAAGAGTTCCTCGCCGTACTGGGAGATCAAAAGAGCGGGACAAATATAGAGGCTCCAACATCTGAGATTGAAGCCGCTGTTGCCCGTGGGATGCAGCGATATGGTGGCGGCGGCTCCAATACAGTTATCTTGGAAATCGACAAGCAGGTGCTTGGTCGCGTATCTTATCAAGCAACTCAGAGCGAAGTTCAGCGTATCGGCGTAAATTTGGTGGAGGGTTAAATGAGCTATATCAAATTGAACGGCATTGAGTTTGACGCAGATGTTGCAATTTCGACTTATAATCGAAGTTTCAATGTACTAGATGGAGATAATGCTGGCCGAGTGCTTTCCGGTCGAATGATACGTGATGTTATTGGAACCTATCTTGGACATAAGATTACAGTGTTTCGCAGAGGAGACAATTACGAAGGGCTGGATACCTTTTGGGACTATCTGTACCAACACTCAGTCGATGATAGCGTTATGTTGGAGGCTGCGGACGGACAGACAACCATCTCCTACGAGGCGTATTATACTAGCGCATCTCAAGACATGGAGAAGGTAGAAGGTAGCGTAAATTATTGGGGAGAAATAGAGGTAAGCTTTGTTCCGATAGACGCACAGGTCAAGCCGTAAAAAGTGAGGATAGGCGATGGCAAACAAAAACAAAATTGTGTATGGCGACAGAGTTTTTGAGGGCAACAAAATTAAAAGCGGAAATCTTCATCTTGCAACATCTCTTCTATCTTCCTCTCTGGAAGCCAATACCTTATCAGTCGTAATTGAGACTGAGGACAGAACAATTACAGAGTTTGAGAGAAGCGCTCCAATTGTTTATTTTTATGATGGCGTTCAGACCGGTGTGTTTTATGTGAAATCCATTGACCGGAATGGACCCAATACATATAAGATATCTGCAACAAGCGCAATTGGGCTTTTATCTGAAAATCAGCATTATGGAGGAATCTACTCTGGCGAGACTGCATCCGAACTTCTTGCTTCCATATGCGGCACAATACCATACGAGATCAAAACAAATTTAGCAGACATAAAATTGTATGGTTGGTTGCCTATCGCTACAGCAAGGGATAACTTGTCACAGGTTCTATTTGCAATTGGCGCAACTATTCGAACTGATCTAAATGGAGTTCTTCGGATTGCGACCCTTTGGGATGGAATTAGCGGGAACCTTGGTTTAGACCGAATGTATCAGGGCCCGAGCGTCACTAACGCGGCCAAAGTAACCCAAGTAATTGTTACAGAACACCAATATATAAAATCTGGTGAGTCATCTACACTTTTTGAAGGGGCCACAGAAGCAGGCAGTATTATCACATTTGAAGAGCCTGTTTTTAATCTATCCGCATCTGGCTTTACTATTTTAGAGAGTGGAGCCAACTACGCAAAACTATCTTCAGGTTCCGGAAGGCTTACTGGAACAAAGTATACACACAACAAAATCCAAATCATACGTGATATTGTTTCAGCCAAAGAGCCGAATGTAAAGAAGGTTGAAAATGCTACGTTGGTATCGCTCATAAACTCTGCGGCTGTCGCAGACCGAATGAAAAATTACTATAAGCATGCTCAATCTATCCAAGCACCAGTTGTCTATAAAGGGGAATCAACAGGAAACCGTGTGTTGACGTGGGACCCATATAACAAAGAACCAGTTACGGCCTGCATTGAAATAGAAGATATTAACATTTCAAATACATTAAAGTCAACTTCAAAAATGCTTGTTGGATATAAGCCACCGCAGACGGAGGATCAGACCTATTACGACTATGAGGACATACTTACAGGGAGCGGCGATTATGTTATCCCGGATGAAGTGTATTCGCTCACTGTCGTCTGCATCCAAGCGGGAACAGGAGGGCAGGCTGGTTTTGACGGTGAATCAGGTGGATCATCTCAACTTATTGTGACCTCGAAGGAGCAAAACGCCGGAGGCTCTTGGTCGGATTCGCCAGAAGATGGCGGGCAAGGCGGAGAGAAGGGCTCTCCAGGCGCTGGCGGAAAGGCCTACCGGGCGACGATTGATGTTGTTCCTGGTCAGGTCATCCACTATGAGTGCGGCACCCCAGGCGTTGGAGGAGCGACGAATGGGGCCGTGGGCACTGCTGGTGGAGAAACGACTTTCGGGGATTTGTCGTCTGCACAGGGGGCTGTATCTGATACAGGATATACCGACCCAGTATCTGGAGATGTGCTTGCTAAACCCGGAACAGAAGGTGTTAACGGTGCTGCGGGTGGCCGTGGCGGGCAGGCATCCAGCCGAAGAGGGGAATATGGAGAGAGCGGCGAGGATGTCCCTCCGAATACTGGCGGTCAAAGCGGAACTCCCTATGAGTGGTCATATGATAATCTAAGATCAGAACAAGTGCGGATTTACGGCGGTGGAGCCGGCGGCGGAGCCGCACTTGGGAAGAATGGAGGACCAGGAGGCGGCGAAACAAGCGGGAAAGGAGCCGAAGGCGGAGATGGCGCATCCCCTGATCCCCCTGAAGCCCCAAATAAAATTGGGACTGGAGGAAATGGTGGACATGGCGGCGGCGGCGGTGGTGGCGCCGGAGGCGTTTTTGCATCCGCGGAGCCCTTTGAGTTTGGAGGAGCGGCTGGCATCTGGATTACTAATGACGGCGGCTCGGCGGGGAAAGGCTCTCGTGGGTCAAATGGAGGGCCAGGCGGTATCCTGGTATACTACCAACAGCCTAAAACATCAGAATCCGGACGATTTCGGGCCCGCGGCGGGCAACTCTTTTTCGGGCGTGGCCGCCAAATCTTTGCAGTCTGAGGTGATACAATGACAATAGAAGAGCGAGTATCGGAACTGGAACGAATCGTATCGGAGATGCAGGGGGAAGGCTCGTATACCAGCAAATACAGTGGTGAGGAGATCGATACCCTCCTGGACAAGGTGGCCGCTATGGATGGAGGCGGGACATAATGCTCATCATGACGGATTGGTACATCTGCACCCCGCCTAAATTTTGCCTCGGGTTTGAGGGCGACAATGAGGCTGTAGCCCTTGAAATCTCCACAGACCTCACAGACGAGTGGGACTTAATGGTGGATGTGGAGAAAGACGGTCAAAAGAATATTATCCAGCTCCAGCGCGTCGGGCAAGTGTACTCCGCTCTGCTGACCTCCTCCATGTTGGCTGACGATGGACAGTATTTAATGCAGGTTAGAGGCACACTCGGGGAGCAGGTGCGGCACAGTAATATATTCTACGCAACGGTCCATGACTCCATTAACGCCGTAGACGCTTTCCCACCTCCTCTGCCCTCCGAGTTTGAGCAAATGGAAGAGCGTATCACAGAGTTGAACCAGCATCCCCCGAGGCCCGGCCTGGATGGATTTTGGGAGATTTGGAACCCGGACAGTGGACGGTATGAGGCGTCGGATATCCCGCTACCTTCTGGCGGAGGGGGAGGAACTGGTAATGTATCTTCCCAGGAGGTCAACGTCATCAAAGTTTTAGACCGAGCGGAATATGATGAACTTCCCCAAAAAGATCAAAGAACCCTATACCTGATTCGGGGGTGACGATATGCTCAACATTGGAGATATCCCGGTGACTGAGCTATTTGCTGGGACATTAGGTGTAAAGTCAGCCTCCGTTGGAGACGAAACGATTTATACCAGACCGGGCGGATATTTCTACCTGGAACTTGAAACAGAAAAGGAGAAGTAAACATGGCGAGTTATTTTAATCTTACACTCGACACAACTGCGCCGTCTGGCCTAACACTAAGCATCAATGACGGTGCCCTATATGCTACCAGCACAGCGGTTAAGCTAACGATCGGAGTCTCGGATGATGTTACCACTGGCTACCAAATGAAGATTTGGGGCATTGACGGTGTAGCGGAGGAAGCGTCGGCCAGTTGGGAAACCTTTGCCACTACAAAGAGTGTCAATTTGACTTCTGGTGACGGGCTAAAAACCGTACATATCAAAGTCCGGGACGATGTGGGCAACGAAAGTGCCGCCGTGTCCGACGATATTACCCTCAACACCACTGTACCTGTAGTAACAGTTACCGGCCCGGACAAAAGCAAAATCTCTAAGGTGGAAGGTTATAACAAGTCTAAAATCTCCTTCACCGTGGATGTGGCTTTTGCTGAATACAAAGTGTGCGTAGTGCCAGCAAACTCCAGCACTCAGGATGCCGGTGTGCTCATCCCAACCGACGGTGGCTCTATCAACACCAGCGGGGCTGATGGAGACTATCCTGCGTCTACGCCCATCGAGGTCACCATTACCGGAACTGACCTTGAGACTGCAAGCAGCGGCGACAACGTCAAGATTGTCAAGGTGTTCGTTAAGACTGAGGCGGGCATCTGGAGTGTGGCCTAATGGCCGCGCCAGGGCTAACCTTTTCTGTCTCCGGTAACAAGGTATCAGATGAAGCTGGATTTGATCATATCATTGTAAAATTCCAGTCGGACATCCCATATCAGGCGTTTGAGTGCCGGGCCACAAAAAACGGGGAGAACTACGGCGTGGGGAAAGGGGCTCTTGTGGCCTCCTTCTCCGCGACCCCGGCCAACACAGAACGTAGTTTTGAGGTCTACGACGATTATCTTGTTCACGGGGATGGAGACTACCGCATATCCCTATTTGCGCAGGGAAAGGATGGTAGCTGGAACGATAATTACTATTACATCCCACTGGGCAGTTCGATGTATATCTGCGCTGACGGGAAACCGTATCTCTGCATGAGGGAGTGATAATATGGCGACAACCGAAGGGTACAACGGTGCATACACAGGACAACAAATTGATGCCGCCATTGGGAAAATTAACGACGCCGTCACCGTCCCTGGCGGCGGCACAATGCAGATGGGGGAGAGCCTGGGCGACGGCCCCTACACCATTGAGGTGACAGAAGACGGAGAGGGCGGCGGCCTCTCCGCCGAACAGGTGGGCTACAGCAACACGGGCAGCGGCTTGGAGGCTACCAACGTACAAGAGGCTATCGACGAGCTGGCAGGGAATGGCGGAGGCGAGTATCTTCCTTTGACTGGCGGGACTCTGATGGGGCCTCTCACTTTAAGCGGCCCTCCGGCGAATGAAAACCACGCCGCCAACAAGCGGTACGTGGATACGAGTGTTGAACAGGCGCTTGGCTCAATCGGATATAGTCTGATAAAGGAATACACGTCGCCAGGGAGCTACACCCATACGTTCGACCGCCAATACACAGATGTTTTTGTGATTGTGATTGGCGCTGGAGGTGGCGGAGCCGTTGGCTCAATGGGCAAAACGGGCCAGCAATCCGGCCGAGGAAATGGCGGCGGCGGCGGAGGAGGAGGAGAGGTGATTGTTGCTCATTTTCTCAATAGCAATATAATCAAAAGCAACAATATTATTATTGGCTACGGAGGGGATGGAGGGATGGCAGTGGGCCCGAACGGTGGAAACGAAATCGTTTCTGAAAACAAAGGGCTCAATGGAGGCAGTACCACCGCTTTCGGGCTTGTAGCGCTGGGCGGAGAAGGTGCACCAAATGAACAACCTGGCCGTCCTGGCGGCAATTTGGACAGCAATAGAACTGATACCCCAGGCCGTGGAGGGGTAAGCACACAACGGGGAAATGATGGCATCCTTGTAGATATCATTGGGATACATATGGCCGGCGGTGGTGGCGGTGGTGCCGATGGAAACGCTACCACCAACAAGGAAAGAGGAGCAAGCGGAGGGGCTACCGGTGGAGGCGATGGAGGAGACGGGGCCAGCCAGTCTGCAAATGGAACCGATGGTAAAAATGGCAGCAAAGGCGGCGGTGGCGGTGGTGCTGGCGGCGGCTGCAATTACTCTTCCAATCAAAAGAGATCCGGAACTGGCGGACGAGGTGGGCATGGATATGTGGCGATTTACGGTAGGGGGTGATTTTTAATAAAAACGGTCTATCTGAACGAGGATAACACTATCCGAGAAATCATCCCGGAATATGCACTTCCGCCGGAGAAGTGGTATAGCGAGGCATTTGCACGGCGCTGTGTAGAGGTACAGGACGATGTAGAGCAGGGGTGGCGCTACAACCCAGAAACAGGACAGGCCACCCCGGACACAAGACCGCCGGAACCTGAACTAATTCCGCAATACGCCGCCGCTATGCGGGCCTATGCGGCCACCAGCACGGCCATACCTGACACCTACGCCCTGGATATGCCCGACTTGTTCCCCGCGTGGGCGGAGGTCCTGGAGGCTGGGGAGGAGCTACCCGCAGGCCGTATCCTAAACGACGGCGGCCAGCTCTACCGGGTGGTGCAGGCGGTAACGCCTCAAGAGGAGATGCCCCCGCACGACGACGGCATGCTTGCCATTTACCGTCCTATTGACCGGGAGCACGCGGGCACAGTGGACGACCCCATCCCGTGGGTGTACGGCATGGACTGTTATGCGGACAAGCACTACAGCTACAACGGCAAGGTCTACAAGGTGGCCGAGGGTGGGGACATGATTCCCTGCACGTGGGCCCCGGATACCCCGGATATGTGGCAATGGGTGGAGGTGTAGCACATGGCTATCGTTGTAAACGGCAAAAAAGTTGCCGGGGTGGGACTGCCCGGCAAAGACGGAGCTCCAGGGAAAGATGGTGCTCCTGGTAAAGACGGTAAGTCCGCATATCAATCAGCATTAGATGGTGGCTACATCGGTAGCGAAACCGAATTTGGAAAGGCGCTGGCAGACTCGGCCAATGGGAAAAGCGCAGTCAAGGGCACCTATCCCATCGCCTCCGGCCAGAGCATCCAAGCGGGCGACGTGGTGGATGTTGTGGAAGGGAAAGTGCAGAAGAGCGCAATGCCGGTGGAAAATGTGAAGACGGTGTTTGATAACGGGGCGGCTACTCTTGGTACTTCTGTTCTTCGCCTTTCAGACAATCTAAATGTTGTGTGTTACCTTTATCAAAATGGTTCAACATATTGGCCTTGCGTCCATTTGATTGATGATACTGGAACAGTGGTTGGACAAACGAATAGGCAAGTCATAGAAAATGTCAATGCTTCCAATATTATGGCCGCCCGCCTGAGTGATACGCAATTTTTGGTAGGGTATTTAAAAGACCTTTCGCTACATGTAAATGTTGGTACGGTTTCAGGCAAAAGCATTTCTTTTAAAGGTAGTTTTGGAGTAGATTCTGCCTTTAACAGCTACTATGCATTCGCTACGCTCCCCAATGGCCGGGTAGCGGTTGTCTACAAAGCTATCATCGCTGGCTCAAGCAAACTGAGAGTACGTGTGTATACGCTGTCTTCCTCCAGCCTCGGGAGTATATATACAAGAGATGTTACAGGGGAGTCCCAAAGTTATATTTCCGCGGCAGCTATAAGCGAGGAACGCGTATGTATCTGTTTCGCGGACGACAACGACGGCTCCAAAGGCAAGGCTGTTATTGCTGCCATCAACGACTCCGATGCGGTGACGTGGGGCGAGGTGGTAACATTTGAGGAGTCCCGAATTTTGGTTCCTGATGTATGTGTAAGCGGCTCGGACGCAATAGTATTTTTTAAAACTACATACACGACGCCTGAGGTTTCGAATCAACATGTTCGCCTTTTAAAAGTATCAAACAATGTGATTTCCCTCCCAAATGAGAAAAAGACCATTTGGAATCGAGGGAGCGGAAATGCAGAAAATCCGATTAGCATATCTCAAGTAGGCGAAAAGTATGTCTGTCTGATTCCTCCAGGAAACAGCATTTATGGAAGTCCTGCAATTGTTGTTTCAAGAAATGCAGATGCGCTTGAATCTGGAGAGGCATTCCAATTTTGCAAGAACGTTGCAAAAGCACTCAGCGCATGTGCGGTCTCGGGCAATAACTTGATAGTCGCCTATGCTGATGCTGGAAACTCTAGCTATGGCACCGTTACCACTTTGACCGTCTCCGGCAACCAGATCGCGGGCAGCTTTGTGGACGGCAGCCAGGACGCTATCGCCCTCCAGATCGGCACAGCCGGACAGAGCATCGAGGTCGTCTACTCCGGCACCGTGGCGGCGGACTGGGTGACGGAGGGGCAGGTTATCAGCAGCCCCGGCGTGTACGGTGCGGGCGCGCTCGACGGGGTGCTCCAGGTCTGGAGCAAGGACAGGCCTGTAGGCACAAAAATAGTTACGGGCAGCTATATCGGAACAGGGACATATGGGGAGGGAAATCCGAACAGTATAACGTTTGACTTTACTCCAATTTTGTTTTGGGTGGTTAAATATCGGGTAGAGGGCACTACATATTTTTCGCAAGAAATGAGTGAAAGCCCGATGATATACACACCAATTCTTTCTGAGAATTATACAGAAGGTGGAGGATTTTACGACGATGCGGCGGCCAGTAGAAGCTATGCGAAAGTTGCGGATAATGGCAAGACGATAATCTGGTACCACAAGGAAAACGCAAATAAACAACTGAATAGCAGTGGGTATGCTTATTACTATCTCGCCATTGGTTAAAGGAGAGTGAAGTACCATGACCATCATCCAAATAGAACCTCTGGAAAGCGGCCAGCACCCGATCCAGAGCCAGAGCGGGCGGCGCGCCTGCTGGCTGGAGGGCTACATAGAGGTGCCCGCCCACCTCCATGACACGGTGTGGGCGACCTATGGCTGGTGTAACCTCCAGATTGAGGAGGGCAAGCTGGTGGGTGTCACGCCCACGGAGCGGCCCCCAGAGCCGGAGCCGGAACCCCAGCCGCCCCTCGCAGAGGACATCACTCTGGACATGCTGTCCGAGCACGAGGCGCGGCTGTGTATGCTGGAGCTGACTACCACCGCTGCCACATGAGAAAGGAGACGCCATGACAACCGTATACAACCTCTGCAAGCTGCTTATTGACCGGGGCCGCACCGACGGCCTCCAGGACAAGATGGATGTCTATCTCGCCGCCGACCGGCTCACCCCGGAGGAGTACCAGGAGCTGGCCGGGCTACTGGCCCCGGAACAGTAATCAACAGCGGGATCGCTGGATAAAAGGATGTGAATCAAATGAGTAAGCTCATTACATACATCCCGCTCTCGTCCGTGGAGCGGATTGAGCTGAGAGTCACCAACTGCCGCAAGACGCTCTCTCAGGTCAAGGCTGAAACAAAGGCTCATTACGTGCTCAATGGCGGCATGTGGAACCCAGACGGCACCCCCTGCCCGCTGCTTAAGGTGGGCGGGGCGATGCTCTCCGGCACGCCCTGGCGTCCGATGGGCTACGCCTGGGACAAAGGCCCGGACATCCGCATGACCTCCGAGTACGGGGGAGCGGCCAACTTTATCGCTGTGACCGCCCTCGTTACCTCCGGTAAGCCGGTGGATAAGCCCTCCTACGGATCAGCCCAGGGAGGCAAGAGGGGGCGCAGCGCCATTGGCCTGCGTGGTGGCAGTCTGGCCCTCTATTGCTCTGGCGATGGGACCGGAGACGCAGCCACGCCGGAAACTCTGCGGGACGAGTTGGCCGGGCTGGGCTGGGCCTCTGCCGTTATGCTGGATGGGGGCGGCTCCAGCCAGTGTGACTTTGGCGGAGAGCGCATCACCGCTAGCCGCAAGGTGCACAACTGGATTTGCGTGTATCTCAAGCAGGCGGAGCAGACACCGCCGGAAGAGGAGGACAAGCCTATGAGCAAGCATACTGTATGCCTAGACCCTGGGCACGGGCCGGGCAACGTCAACGGCTCCCCGGATGGTACATACAAGGAGTGGGAGTTTACGTGGGACATGGCCCAACGCATCAAGCCGTTGCTGGAGGCCCAGGGGGTGGGCGTGGTGCTCACCAAGACGGCGGACAACTACCCCAGCCTGACGGAGCGGGCAGAGACCAGCAATAAGGCGCAGCCGGACTGCTTTGTGAGCATCCACACCAACGCCGCCGGGGAGGGGGGCTGGTCGAGCGCGTCCGGGCTGGAGATCTACACCAGCGCCGGGCCTATGACGGCGCAGCGCAATGTTCTGGCCTCCAAGCTGGTCAACGCGTTCCACGCCGCGGGGGTGGCCCTAAGAAGTGAACCTATCAAGCATGAGATGTATACCGTGCTCGCCAAGACGGACGCTCCCGCCTGCCTGATTGAGTACGGCTTCCACACCAACAAGGCCGACGTGGAGTACCTCAAAGATACGAAGTACCGGGACAAGCTGGCCGAGGCCACCGCAAAGGGCATCTGTGAGTTCCTGGGCGTAGCATGGCAAGCCGAACCGGGAGCGGACAACTCGGAGGACACCCCGGACGTTTGGGCCGCTGATGCGTGGCAGAAGGCCAAAGACAAGGGCGTTCTGGACGGCACCCGGCCCCGCGATAATATGACCCGGCAGGAGCTGGCCGTCGTGCTGGATCGGTTGAATCTGATTTGATGGAGGTACATATCATGGACATTTCTTCTTTGGGTATCACCGGAGTGGCGGTTATCACTGTGATCTGCTTCCTCGTCGGGCAGGTGGTCAAAGCTACCGGACTGGACAATAAGTGGATTCCCATCATTTGCGGTGCGTTTGGCGCGGTGCTGGGCATCCTCGGCATGTTCGTCATGCCGGAGTTCCCGGCCTCGGACTATTTGACCGCCGCCGCCGTTGGCATCGTCTCCGGCCTTGCGGCCACTGGTATCAATCAGGTCTATAAGCAGTTGACTAAGGAGGGCTGATGCCCATGGAGTGGGTAGGCCCACTGATTTCCGGGGCGGCGGTCGTCCTGGTGGCAATCATCGAGGCGGTCGCCGCCCGCGAAAGAAAGCGCGTCAAAACGGACAACCAGAAGATCGACGCCATCATACACGGTGTGCGGACTCTGCTGAGACGCGCGCTCATCGCGGAGCACAATCACTATTCCGAGAAAGGGTATATCCCTATCTACGGGCTGGAAAACGTGCTGGACATGTACAAGGCATATAATGCCCTGGACGGAAATGGCACAGCGGCAAAACTGGTCGAGGCCCTGAAACAACTGCCAACGGAGCCGCCGGAGGTCGAAAGGACGTGACTGAATGAGCGCAAGAGTGAAGCTGCCACAAGAGTTAGCCGACCTCTTGCGCTCTGAGCTGGAAACGGCCATCAAAGAGGCCGCGTTGTATCGAGACGATGAGTTGATAGCCCGCCGGTACATTATCGAGAAATGGCCGCAGATGGATATTGCGGCAGAGCTTGGTTGGGAACGGTCAACAGTATCCCACCACATCCCTTACATATTCGACGAAGTGTGCCGCGCAGCAAAACGAATCACACAACTTACACATAACTAACACATAACCCTCGCTGGGCCGCCACCCAGCGGGAGTTAAATTTTGCGATAATATAGGCAAGGAGGACGTGAGGATACAGGGTTGGTACACGTCGCCGCCCTCCTCACGGACTCCTTATTTTATGGACAAGGACGTGTTGGATATGACTCTAATCGAGAGGATGGTAGCCGCTGGCATGTCCCGCGATTGTGCCGCCGAAACAGCGATGTGGTACATGGCACAGGGAGATGACGAGGGCCTAGAGGATTACGTAACCGCATTGGAGGCGGGGAGGGAGGCGCGTCAGTATGGCGTTTCCTAATTACACATACCCGGCTTATGGGGCCTACAATCCTGTTACCCCGTTTGCTCCGGCTCCACAAGTATATCAGCCCCAGCAACCTACTCAGCAACCCTCACAGACCATTCAGCCACAGAGTAATGTAAACACACAGCCCGCTTTTTTCTGCCGTCCTGTGGCCTCCAAGGAAGAAGCGCTGGGTGTTCCGGTTGACTTCATGGGTGCTCCCATGTTTTTCCCCGACCTCGCTCATAATGTGGTCTATATGAAACGATTCAATACCAATACCGGAGCTGCTGATGTGTTTGAGTTCCATGGTCAACAGCAGGCAAAAGAACAGCAGGTAGAGAACCCGGCCCCTGCTTTTGCACCGCTGGATGAATTTATGGACATGAAGGACACCATCAACAATCTGAAAGACGAGATAGAACGGCTGAAAAAGCCCACGTCTGGCGGAAAGGCAGGGAAAAAGAATGATGCCTCCGATGAATAATCCCATGACGGCCATGCTCCAGATGGCGCGGAACGGCGGGAATCCCATGCAAATGCTCCAGCAGATGGCTGGACAGAATCCGCAGGCAGCTCAAGCTATGCGGCTCATTCAAGGGAAAAACCCGCAGCAGCTTCGCCAGACTGCGGAAAACATGGCAAAACAGAGGGGAACCTCCGTTGAGGAAATTGCACGACAACTAGGTATACCCATGAAATAAAATAGAGCATTTCTTTTCAGTTTTTCGGTGTCTTGACAAAAAACCGCTTTTTGGAAACATCCGGGGAGCGTACGGCCCCGATGTAATAACTGACAAAGGAGTATATACAATGGATAACGATTTTGCGACTGGCTATGCTCTTGGCTCCGACTCCAACGGCGGCAACTGTAACAATGGCGGCTTTTGGGGTGGCGATGGCTGGTGGGCTATCATCATCTTCGCTATGATTTTTGGCTGGGGCCGCGGCGGCTTCGGTGGTTTCGGCGGTGGCGGTGCCAGCACCGATCCCGGCCTCCAGGGCCTAGCCACCCGTGCCGATGTGAACGAGGCCATTGCGTTCAATGGCGTTGAGCGCGGTATCTCCGCTATCCAGCAGGGCATTTGCGACAGCACCTTTGCTCTGAACAACACCATGACCAACGGCTTCCACGGCGTGGATACGGCCATCTGCAATCTGGGG